TTGCATATGGTTATACTAGTAGTGCTACAAATGTAAAAAATTTAGTAAACAGTAGTGGAGTAATTGCTGCTGATGTAACAGGTGTAGGTACAGGTAGAGTATATGCATCAGCTTGTGGATATTCATTAAGTGCATAGGAAAATATTATGAGTGGAAAAATAGTAAACAATGTATTTAGAGCTTCTGGAGTTATAGCAGCTACACCTGGTGGTCTTGATTGGTCAACAGCAGTTGTAACTGGTTCAACTCTATCTGCTTCTGCTGGTAAAGGATATTTTATAAATACAACATCTAATGCTTGTACTGTAACTTTGCCTAGCTCTGCTGAAATTGGAGATCAAATAGTCTTTGCTGATTACGCAAGAACTTGGTCAACAAATAATTTAATTATAGATAGTAATGGAAATAATTTTCAAGGTGAGGCTGATACTTACACCGTTGATTATGACACCGTAGGTCAATCTTTAAATATAGTTTATGCGGATTCAACAAAAGGTTGGCTACCAGTTTCAGATGATGCTGTGTCAGATGTTGGAGTTGCACCAGCTACACAAAGAGCAATATTTGGTTTTGGAAATGCTGGTTCTCCAGCTTTTACTGGAGTTACAAATTTAGTAAATAGCTCAGGTGTTGTTCAAGCAGATGTATCAGCTGTTGGTACAGCAAGACGACAACTTTCAGCAACAAATTTTGGTGGAGATAAAGCAATATTTTTTGGTGGAGTAGTTTCTCCTGGTGGAAATGCAAACGCAAGTAGAATATCAAATATAGTAAATAATTCTGGTGTTGTTCAATCAGATGTAGCTAATGCTAGTGGTTCTGTAACAGTAAAATATCAAAGTGGTATGACTACTTATGGTTCTACTGGACAAGCAATGTCTGCTTTTGGAACTAATTCTAGCGAAGCAAATATTTCACTTAGTAATTTAATTTCTAGTAGTGGTGTGATAGCAGATGATGTTTCTGGTGTATCAGGAGCAACAGCAAGAACTGCTGTAGCTGGTGCACCTTATGGTGGAGATAAAGGAATAATAGCTTATGGTTATCCTGACCCATCAACAAATATTTCAAATAAAATTTCAAATACTGGAGTAGTAGCTTCTGACACTTCTGGTGTAGGTACTGCTAGAGTTTCACCAGGTGCAGCTGGATATGGTACAGATAAAGCAATATTTGCATATGGAGAATATACAAATAAAGTAAATTTAGTTTCAAATACTGGAGTAGTAGCAACTGATACTACAGCTAGTGGTACAGCAAGAAGCATTGGTGCTGGTGCTTCATATGGTGGAGATAAAGCACTTTTTTATGGTGGTAATACAGATGGTTCTGGTAGAATTAATTATGCCAACTTAGTGACTAATCAAGGTGCAGTAGGTTCAGATCAATCAGCTGTTGGAACAGCTAGATCTAATTTAGGTGGAGCAACATATAGTTATAGTACATAGGATAAAATTATGAGTGGAATAGTTATAAATAACATTGCATCAAGTTCTGGAATAATAGCTGTAGCTGCTGCTGGTCTTAGCTGGAGTGATACAATTATTACTGGATCAACTGCAACAGTTGAAGCTGGTAAAGGATATTGGGTAAACACGACTTCAAACACTTGCACAATCACACTACCTAGTTCAGCAGAAGCTGGTGATCAAATTGTTCTTATAGATTATGCTAGAACTTGGGGTACAAACAAAATTATAATAGATAGCAATGGTTTAAATTATCAAGGCAATCCAGATACTTACACAGTAGAATATAATACAGATGGTCAATCAGTAAATATTGTTTACTCTGATGCTACTAAAGGCTGGATACCATTAGAAGATGATGTAACAGCTTTAGAACCAGTTGCACCAGAAACTCAACAAGGAATTATGGCTTTTGGAGATGGCGATGGTATAGATAAATCTAATTTAGTAAATAGTTCTGGAGTTATAGCTTCTGATATAAGTCTTGTTGGAACACAAAGATATGGTTTAGCTGGAACAACATACGGTGGAGATAAAGGTATGTTTTTATATGGTAGAGTTGGTAGTGATATGACAAATAGTATTACAAATTTTGTTAGTAATTCTGGAGTTATAGCTACTGATTCAAGTGCTGCTGGAAGTGCTAGAGCATATGTACAAGCAACTACTTTTGGAACAACTGGTCAAGCAATCGTTGCCTTTGGTAATGATGGCAGTTATCAAAATTATTATAATTTAATTTCTAATAGTGGAGTTATTGCAAGTGATACATCTGGCTCTGGTCATACTAGATCAGCACCAGCAGCAGTTCCTTATGGTACAGATAAAGCATTATATGCTTATGGTTATAATGGTACTTATCTTAACAGTAAGGCTTTAGTTTCAAATCAAGGAGTTGTTGCTAGTAATAGCACAGGAGCTGGAACAGGCAGAGTTTATACTGGTGGTGCTGGTTTTCAAGGCAGAGAAAGAGGAATTATTTTTGGTGGAGATAATAATAATACCATGTTAGGTCAAACAAATTTAATTTCAAACACTGGTGTTTTAGGTAGTGATGTATCAGCAACTGGAACAGCAAGATATGGTACTTATCAATGTTCGTATGGTGGAGACAAAGCAGTTTTTGCATATGGTTATACTAATCAAAGTCCGGCTGGTAATAAAAATATGAAAAATTTAGTAAATAGTTCTGGAGTTATGGCAAGTGATGCTACTGGTGTTGGAGATACAAGAGCAAATGGTAATGGAGCTGGGTTTTCATATAGTGCATAAAATTATTAACAACAACCAATAGGAAATAAATATGGCATCAAAGTTTAATAGTGAGTTTAATTATAGGTATCAAGTAATAGGAGATACACCTTGGGAAAAAATTAAAACACTACAAGGATTTTTAGAAGGTAGAATTAGAGCAGCAGCTCTTGAAGAAGTAGGAGACTTAAAAAACCAAGCTAAAGTTGCTAAACTAAAACATCTTCAAAATGGTGGTAAAGGTTTAGAGCATGAGATACTAGAACTTAAAGCTGAAATATTAGAAGCTAAAAGCCATGACGCAACTGCTAAAGAAGCTTTTGAACTTAATAGAAAAGAAATTGAAATACTTAAAGGTTTATTAGATGAACTTTATGTTATTGCTGAACCTACAAGAATACCAGGTTATACAGATGAGGAAATGTGGGAAGCTAATCAAGCAAATGAATTTACTGTAAATATAGGTAGAGAAATACAAGCTGAAATGATTTGTAATGGCCGACCATCACCAGCTAAATTGAAAAATGCTATGAGTAATCCTCATACTTGGAACGCATTAAAAGAGATTGGTTTAATACCTAAAGAAACAAAAATATTAGAAGGAAATATAAATCCAAAAGAAAAAATAAAACTTATAGGAGTAGAAGATGAAGTTATATAAAATAACATCCGCAGCTTGTTCAGATTATTTTGGAACACCAGATGATCCGATTGATAGATCTTATGCAACAATAATAGCACAAACGCCAAGTTGTGATGCTTTTTTATTTGTATGTAAAGATGAACAAGATGCTTTAGAAGGATTAACATTGTTGAGTTCAGTACCATCTGGATTTGATTTTACATATTGCCAAGAGTGGGGTTTAACAATTAACGATGCTGTTCTTGCTAGAACAATTTTAGATATGAGAAGAAAAGCATACGGTACTTGGGAAAGCCAACTTGAGAAAATCAATGATGATGGAATAGATAGTTGGAAACAAGATATAACAGCAGTTAAAACTGCAATACCAAAATAATTAAGTCATGCCTAAAAAGAAAGTTGATATAGTTTATGGATCTTTAGGTACAAGACTTTCTGCACATGAAAAATTATGTGCTGAACGAATGAATAATTTAATTACATCAATTCAAAGATTAGAAAAAAAAGTAGATACACTTTCAGATAGTGTTTCTAAAGGTAAAGGTATTGTAGCAGTTCTAGTATTTCTAGGATCTATTGTTGCAGCCGCTATAGGTATTTTTAATTATAAGTGAAATATTACAACAAAGGTATTGCAGCTCATTTAGAGGCAATACTAAAGTTACAAGATGATGACCATTTAGTTTTTGAAAACTTACAAGGTCAAGGACCAATAGATATTATTACTGTCAATAAACAAACTGGCAAAGTTACTTTTTACGATGCCAAGTCTGATCGGACAAGCAGACACAAAAAAAGACCTCAATCAACAATACAAAAAAAATTAGGAGTTAAGAATATATATGTCAACTTACATAAGAGAACAATCAGACTGGAAGGAAAAGTGGAAAAACTTTAGTTATGATGAATGTAAATGTAGCTGTTGCGGATTAGTAGATGTATCTTCTGATTTGCTAGACCTACTTCAAACAGCACGTAATGTGCTTGGTCCATTACAAATTACATCCTTTTATAGATGTCCAGAACACAATAATAGTGTGTCATCAACTGGTTTATCTGGACCTCACACTACTGGAAAAAGTTGCGACCTTCATGTTTCAAACTCTGCACATAGAAAAAAATTAATAGATTACTTTACTAATAAAGTTACTGGTCTTGGTATTGCAAAGACTTTTATTCACATAGATATTTTAACACCTGATGAAGTACCACATCGACCTAACTGTTGGTTATATTAAATGTGGTTTGCTTTACTTAAAAATCCGTTAACAAAATTAGTGTTTGAAAAAACAGCTGGAGCAATCAGTCATAAATTAAAGAAGGATGCTATTATAAAACAAAAAGAATTAGACCATGCACAAAATGTAGATGTTCAATCTCTTAAATCAGCAGATCAAACGTGGCGTGACGAATGGTTATGCGTAGTATTTAGTTTAATTTTTATTGCACATTTCATACCAGCTTTACAAGAAGCAATGCTTCGAGGCTGGGAGATCCTGGAGTTAGCTTCAGATTATTTCTGGATAATTATTTTGACTATCGTTGGTGGATCTTTTGGATCTTCTGGAATTACAAAGTTTCTTAAAAAGAAAAAGTAATGGCTCGTAAGTTTAAGTCTTTTGAGACTAGAGATAAGCCTAGAAAAAGAGGACCACTTCAACATAAAAAATCACAAAACAAATCCGAAAAGAGACAGCGTAAACAAACTAGATATAAAGGCGGTGGCAAGTGAGAACGCTGTTAAAAATTATAGTTAGAATAAGAATGAAGTACGCAGATCTTAGAGGTCATCACGGCAAACGATGGAACTATGAGCCATCCAAACATTATTTAAGAGGTAAGAATAGATGAAGGATCAAGTATCAGTCTCTGATAAAACTAGATTAAATATACCTATTGCCAACTTTGTTGTTATCATCTCTATAATTATTTCATCAGTATATGGCTTCAGCAATCTTCAGAATAGGATTACCAGTCTTGAGACGCAAGATCAGTTAATGAGTTCAGACCTTTTAAAAAAAGCGGAGCAGACACCAAAGAATTTAGAAATCTTTATGTTGATAGAACACAACGCAAAAATTTTAGAAAAGCATCAACAATTATTAGATGCAAATATTCACTCTCAAGTAATGATTAAAAATTTAGAAGAAGATTTAAAACAAGCTGAAGATAAAATTGAATATCTGCTTAACCTAACAAGAAAATTAAATGGAAATAGTAATTAGTCTCTTACTTTTTTTAGGAGATCCACCAATATTAAAAGAACACTTATTAATGAAATCCGTAGGTGAATGCTTAGAACGAAAAAGAATAGCTCAAAGATCAACTAACAATGCTGAGTTTAGATGCAGCAAAGTTAAAGCAGTTGTTAAAGACGGTAAGATAATAAGTATTTCAAGTTTAGATTAATTAAATCAACACATCCTTTATGAGAAAACGAAAACCAAAAGTGGTTACACAATATAAATGTGACCATTGTAATACAACAACATCTAACTTTGTAACTACTGCAAGCTACAAACATTTTTGCAGAGAACAAGTTGTAGGCTATGCACCTACCAAAGATTGTATGTCAGACTACCTACAGTCGAAAAAATGACTCTAAAACCTAGCTTCTAACACCTTTAAATATCCTATATTTTTTGATATAAATAAGTTGCAAATGGAAATTGTAAATATAAACATCTGTGTTAAGAATAAGCTTGTAAAAGTGTCGGCACACAATCGGCACACTTTGCTTAAAGCGCTCTTAGCTCAGCTGGATAGAGCATCGGTTTTCTAAAAAATCCTGATCTATTAATATTTTCAATTGTCATTGGTATTATTAACTTAACGATAGAAAGGATCGTTCATGGGTAGTATTAAAAAACATAGGAAAATCACTAATTGTTGTGTAATGAAGTTTTGCGTCAGCACACTTTCAGCACACTTTCAAACGTTGGTAGAATATATTTTTCTAAATCTTTTGCGTATCTATCTGGGTTCGGTATTTAATAAATATGACAATAGACTTAAGAGTTACAAAGAAGTTTGGATGGCAGATATTAGACTATTCAAACAAACGTAGAGTAGTTAAAGCTAAAGATAATACTAAAAGTTGGTCCAATAAAAAAGATGCAGAGAAGGCTAGAGACGCTCTCATAGCTGCTGTAGCGACTAAGAAAGTAATTTTAGGTGATAGGCACAAATTTAAAGAAGAGTATCTTAAATTTGCTTCTAAAAGGCTTGAACAAGGCAATCAAGAAGGAACTAAACTTACAAAGCAAAGTGTTAGAGGTTACTTAGGAAACTATGAGAATTATATATCTGATTGTTTTCCAGACATTTATGTTGATGAAGTATCTGGTCCAGTATTAGAAGAGTTTGTTTTAAAAATTTATAACTTAAAACATAATAGTTTTAGAGGTAGATCTCTCTATATTAAAGTTAAAGATCTTATCTATAAAATAAAAACATTTTTAAGATATGCAAATGGTCAAGATATTACAATTAATCATAATGTTTTAAATTGGCATTTGAAAGATCAAGTTCATTTACATCCAGAAGATCATTCTTTGTATTATCCTAAAAAAACTAACGTCATTCAACCAGCGCAAGCTGCAAAACTTATTAACGGTTTGTATGCAAAGAGACATGACAGTCACATAGCTTTATTAAAACTTACACTTGTAGCTTCTTTTCAATATCTTGGTCTAAGATATGCAGAGATGAAAGGTATTAAGAAAGCTGATGTTAATTTAGCTAAACGAACTATTTGGATTGGTGGCACTTGGAGTACAGCTGAAAATAAATATGTTACTAGAACTAAAAAGAAAGAAAGCACAAGGAATGTTGAAATACAAGATCCATATCTTCCATATATCAAGGAGTGGATGGATAAGGTTAAACATTTAGATAATCCTTATTTGTTTCCTTCTTTAAAAACTAAAGAGCCTATGTCAGATGCTGCAACTAGAGCTATGATGTGGATGACCTTTGAAGAATATGGATTAGCAACTCTTAAGTGGAAGATTAAAAATTATAATAATGTAGATGGTAAAAGAAGCACTGGAAGTAGAGGTATATCTAAATCATTTACTGTTATTGATAGTCCATTTAAAGGTTGTCCATTTAAGACTTTTAGACATAGTTTAGCTACAGCATTAGTTAATGCAGTTAGAGCTAAAGGATCTTTAATAGACCAAAACTATGTGATGAATGTACTAGGTCATGGAGATTATAAAACTACTGAAAATATCTATGGTAATCATGTTCTTGAAATATCAGATGATGAAAGAGCTGCTAGAAGGTTAGAAGTATCGAAAGCTTTGCGTATTGATAAATCTTAAGAAAAAAAGCGATGCTCTATCCGTATAGATAAAGGATTATAAACTGTTGCGTTGCACTATTTTATCTTGATTATTAGGTTATGTCAGATGATGTAAAAGATAAATATGAAACATACAGTCTAAACTTTTTGCAATGCGAAGTTGCTAATACTTTATCTAAAGCGATTTGGGTAATTGAAAATGAAGCTATTTTACTTAAAGATATTAAAGATGGTATACTTCCTATTTCAGATTTAGCAGCAACAAAAAGAAGTTTATTACAACAAGTAAAGAAGATGAAAGAGCTTCACGATTTAATGAGATCAAATATTAGAAAAGAAAGATCGGTTGTAAATTAATTTTGTCTGTATATACCTAGATGTTCATTACCTTCACGTAAGATTTCTATATCTTTTTTTAGCGTAAAGATTTCTTTTTCTAATTTCTTATTCTCAATTCTTAAATCACCATTATTTTTAGCATGGTGTTTTTCCAAGCCTTGTATTCTTTTTATTTTAGATACAGCTTCTTTTAACTTTTGCTTCAATAATTTATTTTGGTTTTCCAAGTATTCTATTTTCTCTGGATCTTCAAACATTCCACTATTTGTCATTCTGTAATTTCCTCATATATAATTTCATCTGTACTCGGTGTTAATTTAGTTATCTCATTAGCTTTAGTAATTGACACTATCTCAACATGAGTATCTCTTAACTCTTCTTTACAAGCATCTTTGGCGTTGTTTAATACATCCATCAAAGCTGGGTAATTACTTTCATAAACTCCGTATATATAAAGATCATTAATAGCAGCTGTTACTCTTGCTAAACCTTTATGTCTTTTTTCTAATCTTAATAATTTTTGATCATTCATTTGCTAAAACCTCCTTAAGTTTATATTTAATATTTTCAATTTTTAGTTCCTGGATGTCAGCTTCTGATGTTGTAGGTTCTTTACCTTCAATAGCTGCATTCTCATTTGCATATTCTTCTTTGACTACAAAGTCTGCTTGACCTTGAGTTGTCTTAATAATCTTACTCATCTTTAACTACTCCATCGGTATTATAAATTTTATCAAAAGTTTTACGTTTAAGATTTATTTCTTCAGCATTTTCTGGTGCATCAACAATCTTGTCTCCAAGATCTTTTGTGTATCTAATAACTGGATCATGGTCCGTCATTAGAATAGTTTTTATTTCTAGCGCTCCATCCATTACACCTTCTTTAGCTTCTGGTTCATATTTAATAATAGTTAAAAAGTTAGCTGGTCTATCAGGATCAGTTTGCTGCTGGATCTCCACCTCTACAAATTTAGGTTTAATTATTGACATAGCTTTTCCTTATTTACTGGAGCTTCAATAACCGAACCATCAGATCCAACTTGTGTAATTGTATTTTCTTCTCTGTAAGCTCTTCTGCTTAACTCTTTATCAACCCAGTCTTGCTGTCCAGTAAAGCCTCTATGAGCTGTAATCATATTTGGATCTACTAAAACATCACAACCAACTTTAAAAAAATCAGCTAATTGTTTAAGTTTTAATGCACAAATACCGTTCATACCTTTTTCGTATTTTTGTATTTGTTGAAAGCTGACATTTAATTTAGCAGCTACTTTTGATTGGTTTAAGTTTCTAGTTTTTCTTAAGTATTTGATGTTGCTTCCAACGGTGGCGTTGAAGGCAAGTTCTTCAGATGTTCTTTGTCTGTTAGACATTTTATCTCCTCAGTAGTTAAGTTAAAGTAAGTCTCAATCTGTTCTTGCCATCCAGTAAAATCAAATAAAGTTGATCTTTCTGCTGTTGCAAAGAATGATAAAGGCGGCATTTGTTGGAACACATCATCAGCTTTTATAAAAAATGCTGGTAGGTTCTTCTCAAATTTTAAGTACCATTGCGTTTGGTTAATTTGGTGTACTGGCATATCTGAACTAAATGCCTGGTAATTTAGATAGCTTTCGTAAGCTTTGTCTCCAAGTTTTCTACTCATTTTAAATACTCCTCTAGTGGATCTACATTTCTGATTGGTTCTCTTGCTATAAACTCTGCTAATTTTGATATTATTTTTGCTGATACTTCTGGAGAAAATTTCATAACGTCTCCAAATAAAGCTAATATTTCTATTGTTCTGTTATCTAGTTTAGGAAGTTTATCCCAGTCAGGCTTTTTCATTAACCATTCTAAATTTTCTTCAACATTATTTTTTTCTGTTTCCATCTGCATAGCTACTTGTTGTGCATTAGACAGTTGGTTTATTGGTGTATTAGGAAATTTAATTATTTTATTTTTCATTTCGTAAAGCATTGTGCATTTTAGTATTTGCATCAACTCCTTCTTGTTGCATTAACTTTGCTTGGTGAAGATAGTTTTCTGCATCATCATAATTGTCGTCTTTGTAACTATGATTTGTTCTGATTAATTTTGCAGCTACATACATATTAGCTACCATGTAACCTGGAAGATCTGTTTCCAATCCAAGAAGAGCGCTCCAGGCTTTACCAACACTATTCATGTTGGTAGTAAAATCACCATATTGCTCTTCTTTGATTGTTCGGATCTGTTTAAGCTTTTCGTTTAACATTTTTCTCTTTGTTAAAATCAACAAACGCTTGATCAATAAAAAATGAAGCTGTCTTAGCCATTGACTGAGGCATTTCAAATTTAGTGTCAGACATTTCTCTAAGCTTTTTGTACGTCTCCATATTCAATGCTATAGATTTGTATTTTTCAGTATCCATTTTTGATTACTCCAAGTTAGCTGGATCAAACGAAGTGTCTGCTGCGTTTGTCTCTAGCTCTTCTACTCTGTGCATCCAATAGTAAGTTGAACCAGCTGGAAGTTTACCAGCACCAGTAGCTTCAGCTTTGTAAGCACCGATCCTAATTTTTTTTCCACCTAACTCTTGAGGCAAAGTAATTGTACCTTTTAAGTCGTAGCTCTTTGGATTTTCTTTATTGTTATTAGGAAAAACAACTCCTAATGATTTACGTTCTTTTTTTACTGCGTCATCCATTATTGAATAACTCCATTCGTCTCAAGTTTAAGTTTAATCTTGTTAAACTTTTCAAGAAACTCACCGTAAGCTAAAGGATTTTGCCTTTTAACATCACTCATAAGTTCTTTGTTAGTTGTTAACCAAGATTGGTACGAACCGACATGAGAGACTTTATCAAGATCGGTTAATGCTGCTGTCAATTTCTTGTCGCTTTGAATTATGGCTCCAGAGACTTCTTCAGCAGATGCTATCTTGTCATTGGTTAAGCCAAGCATTGCTAAAGCTCTTCCAACAGCAGATGTTTCAGCGTTTTC